GCTATCAAGCGTGGGTTGATCGCTTTAGGGCGAAAAGCGGAAGAAATGACAATCAACGCTCATGAGGATGCAGGGATTTTGGTTGATCGCATTTCATCCGAACTCGAGGCATTGGCGCAGACTCAGGTCAAACAAGAACCTGTCAGGGCAAGTGCCGACCTGGCGAAACATATCGAAGAGCTTGAATTACGCATGGAAGGAGGCACCAAGGCCATTTCAACGGGTTACTTGGACGTTGATAGCAAATTGAGCGGCGGCATCCGTGGTGGCGATTTGATCGTGTTGGCAGCTCGTCCCAAAATGGGGAAAACAGCATGTGCTTTGAACATCGCTCTTAACGTGGCCAGAGATTATCCGGTACTGATCCTGTCGATGGAGATGCCTCGCAGCCAGCTGCATGATCGGAACCTGGCTGTTTTGGGCAAGATTCCCTTGCCACATCTGCTCAGTCCTAACCTCATGGGCCCAAGTGATTGGAACGGATTAACTGCCGCTATCCAAAAAATTGACAACATGGATCTGTTTTTGGATGACCAAGGCGGATTGCGTCTGTTGGACGTGCGAATGAAAGCAAAAAATCTGAAGCGCAAGCACGGCCTTAAATTGCTGGTTGTTGACTACCTGCAGCTGATGGACGGGGAAGGGGATAACCGGAATGCGCAGATAGAAGGCATCACACGGGGACTCAAAGCCTTGGCCAAGGAACTCGATATCGGCATTCTGCTGCTTTCTCAGCTTAATCGTGACCTGGAGAAACGTCCTAATAAGCGGCCACAGCCCTCTGATCTGCGTGATTCAGGTGCTATTGAGCAAGACGCTGATGCAGTCATTTTTCTCTACAGGGATGAAGTCTATAACCCAGACAGCATGGACAAGGGCATTTGCGAAGTGGATGTTGCCCTTTGCAGACAAGGCGCACCTGGTCGCGTTGCGTTGGCTTACTTCGGCGAACAGACCCGGTTTGAAAATCTAGACCGCTCATGGCAACCGCATGTGCATGAACAAAAATATAGCAGGAAAGGATTGGCGGAGCATTTATGAGCAAATACAGAAAGAACAAAAAGCACGTGCCGCGCGACCCGACTAAGTGTCTCATCAAAACTCAGCCATGGCGCCTAAACGCAGTATTTGACCCATTGCTGGCAATAGTTGACCAACTGGAGCGCGACGGTACCAAGGATGTCGCTGGCAACGGCACCGCCATTTTCAAGGACGTTGTAGACGGTCACTGGTATGACAGTTCTGTAGCGATCATGGGCGTTGTTGATGCTTACGAAATTCATGAGAAGAGGGCGGGGATCAGTATCAATCTGGAGCCTTTGCGTTTACTGGCCAAGAAGCTTGAGGTGGACATGCCGGTCTTTGCCAGCGACACCGAAGCGGTTAGAGCCTGCTTTGACCGGATGCGCAGGGCGTCCATGACAATGACCCTGGGCTACGCCCAAGAATTGATCCGTGACACTCAAATTCAAGAAGCAGCACAGAAATTGCGGGAGGCCAGGTGACCAGGCAAAGAGACTATGGCCGCGATCCGTTGGACATCCTGATCGAACGCGAGGAGCGTACCTGCAAGGGCTGCGCGTTCGAGAGAAAGGAGCGGGTTTTTGACGTGAAAATCAAGATTTGTGCCAAGGGCAGACGGCACGGTAAGAAATGTACAAACTACAAGGAGCGGGAATGACGGCACTTTTCAATAATACTCATGAAGCATTGATTTTTGCTTTTAATTACTCAACTCAACAGTATGCTCTGTCACCAATGTCCAAGCTGGCGCTGAAAGGTGCCGGCAGTGGTAAAGGCCTGGTGTCCGTGGATGGCGCAGCCCAGGCTGGAATGATACTGGCGGAGGTGGATCGTCTTAAGCCAATACATCGTTCCTGCATCATCGCCAGGTACGCAATGAAGACCGTAGAATGCAAGTGCTGCGGGTCTAATGGGATGAGCGAACAGTACAGGACCGAGATAGGAAGTCTGCGAGAACATGCTGCTGGCCAGGTAACAGGAATGTCCGTTCGAGGTATGCGCGAGATGATTGTCCGGGCATTTTATGAGCGGGGAATTTCTATCACCCAGGTCGCCACGGACTTAAACGTCCGAAAGTCCACAGCGCATGATCAGAAGAGATTAATTTGGGCGTGGCTAAAAGAGATTGATGCAACGGCCCAGACAAAAATAGCTGAGAGATTGAGCAACGTTTGCGAAAGTGAAGATTTGGAGAAGCAACTCGTTTGAACAGGATGGAGTTGTATTAAACATTCTTGGTCAATACTTCAAAGGAAAAAGACAGCAGGCCGAACAAGTCTGCTGCACTTATAGTCAAACGTAACGAAAAGTTTTTTTGAAATGTTTGTAGCATTCGGTTACATTATTAGTTTATTTGCCACACATTTCAAATCATGTGCATCAATTTACCCTCTGTTAAGGTTTTGGTTTGCCTGTTATTTGCATTGGGCAGTTTTGGTACGGCCCATGCACAAACAGTGAATATTGCCCGCCATGTCTGGAATTCACTTTCGGCAAATGAGCAGACACTTATTCAAGAAAATCGTCAAATTCAAATTCAAGAATCCGATTCGTACGGGTTTATCATCGACAATCAAGGCGTCAATGAATCTACTCCAGGTACATCTGGTGGTGCTGCGCTTGGTGTCGCGGTAGGAAATGCCGTTTATGTGGATAAGGCCATAAATTCTGGAAATTATTCTGCAAAAACACAGTTGGCGGCGATGTTGATAGGCGGAATGATTGGTTCAAGTCTCGACAGCAAACCAAATCAACAATTCCATTTTAGATACGCCTTGCGCCTTGGGAACGGTGAAATCAAGTATTTTGATCAGGTTCAGAAGGATCCATTTAGGCATCCCAGTGGCATTTGCGTCTCTGTTTCAAACTTTGCGCCTACAGAACAGCAATTATGTTCGCAAACATTGGAGTCAGTAAGGTCGCAGTATCTGACGAGGCCAAGCACCATAACTGGCGCTCAGGTATCAAATTTAGTAGCGCCCAGTGTCTCAAATGCACCTGTAAAAACGCAGGATCGAGTCAATTGCAAATTGGCTACACAGGCACCCGTTCAAACCACACGTGAGAAATGCAGTTTAATCAATGGGAGTGTTGAAGAATGAAATTAAAGTATTGTTTGCCAATTGCCTTGCTGTTTTCTGGAGTCCTTACTGGCTGCGGGACTGTATATACATTAGAGGGTGCCAAGTACGATTCCAAAGAAAAAATGCTTGATGCGTCAAGGACCATGTTTTCCGGGATTTCGAATGCCATAGTGCCTTTGCCTTCGCCTGTTTCACAGAAAAAATTGGTTTGCGCTATTCCAAGCCAATATGCGTTTGTAAATACTGCTTTAGAAAATTTTGCTAAAAAGCAGGGATCCGCTGCGACTGGGAGCGGAAAAGAGATAATAGAGACCTTAACTCAATCTAATTACTACGGTATCAAAGTATTCTGTGATGCAATAATCAGGCGCAACATTTACACATCTACACAGTTCGTTGAATTGGATTCGCTAAATGGTTCATATGGCGCGTCGCCGAACATTGATGTTGTGTATCTGGTTGAGCCGTCTCAAAATTCTGGACAATGGTTTTTTGTAACGGCCAAATCTGGCAAGCAAGTCTTTGCATATGACCGCAGCTCACCAACCCCAGCAGGGAAGGTGCAAGGGTTTATTGATGCAATACAGGTTCAGGCTATTAAGGAATAATCAGAATCATATCTATTTTACTTGACCGGAAAAAACGTCCGGTATAACATATGTTTTAGATACACGTCGTAATTGTAACCAAAAAGCCCCGGTCGCGAGATTCGGGGCTTTTCTATTTGTGCTCAATGAGTTGAGCAAACAATAGCTGCAAATAAATTCACTAGTGGAAACACGAATGGTCAATACAATTGAGTAGTGGTTATCCGTGTTGGTGCTAGTAGCTCGGCAATGCTGGAGCTGGTTTAACAGTGACGCAGATAAGTGCTGAGTCTGGCTCTGTAGCCTGTAGACGGGGCGCCGTGGGTTCGAATCCCACTTGTTGACGAACAGCACCAACAAACTTCAATGCATCCTTAGCTCAATGGTGGAGCGAGTGCCTTCCAAGCACAAGGACGAGAGATCGGTACTCTCAGGATGCTCCAAGACATCAAACAGAATGCTCGCCGGACGCCAGAGTGCCTCTTATTGGCGGGTTACAGGCACAGACACTCACGAACAAAGGCCTGGCGACTCCGCTCGAAAGGGAACTCAACCAGGTGCGGGGAGTGCCAGTAAATGAGTTTATCGAATGGGCGAAAGAAAATATGTCGACCAAGTTTGATTCATTCCTTATCGCGCTTGAGGCATTGTGCGTAGAGCACAAGGTTGCGCTTGATAATGAAACCTCTGGAAGTGAATTGCCAAGACTGCGTGTATTTGACGCAGAGGAAGGCGAGAATCATCTGACCATCAATGCCTTCCTGGCTGACTTTACGAACCAATCATGAATCGATTACAACATCCGTCAAATAACGGTGTTCTCGGCGCACCAGCAGGCTGGGATCAGAAAGTACTGCCATGCTCAGCGCTGCCGATTACGCGCACGGAAGTGGATGGCCAGCCCGCAGTTGTAAGCTTCTGGAAGCCAACCGCTGAAGAGCTGGCACTCTTGAATCAAGGCCAGGCAATAGCACTGTGGGTGATAGGTGGCACGATGCCGCCAGTGTCACTGACAGTCGAGTCATAATCGTTTAAGGAACAGAAATGGCAAAGTTTCGCAAAAAACCTGTGGTCATTGAAGCTATCACATTCGATGAACTGGTACAGCATGGCATAACGTCTGGTGCGAGTATTATCAACGGGATGCCTTGGTCGTTTAATTACCAAGGACACCCAATAACTCACGAGAATGACAACTGCTACATCGTCCCAACACATCAAGGTAGCGTTCGGTTTAATCGCGAAGATATGCTGATTACCCAGATTGATGGCGAAATCTACCCATGCAAGATTGACATCTTCAATTCAACGTACGATCCAGCTTAAATAGCCCGGTTGTTTCAGTGATGGTACGCAAATCAAGAATTGTCTCTGGATTGTCCAGGCCAATGCCGCCGAGTTCCCTATTTGAGCCGATGGCACAGCACCAGTTTGTGCCGGCGCCTGAAGTCAAAACATGGGCCTTCGAGCAAATCATCAATGAAGGCGGTGCGCTGTTCAATGTTGACCACGCGCATCTACAGTTTGCCGAGGTAGCGTTCTTGTGGGCTGCAGCGGGATTCAACAAGCATGGGCGAACAGTGCTTGGTCAATGCGAAGACCTAACGTTTCGCTGTGGACCATGGCAGAAGGGTAGGCAAGAGCAGCAGATGCGCGACTGGTTCGGCATGGTGCCGGATTTCTTGATAACTCTGGATGCAAGTCACTGTGCTCAATGCTCAGACATAGACTTCTGCGCATTGGTTGACCATGAGCTTTACCACATAGGGCAGACACTCGACGAATTCGGCCAGCCTGTATTCGCCAAGGATGGACAGCCAAAGCTTTCAATGCGCGCTCATGACGTGGAGGAGTTTGTAGGGGTGGTCAGACGCTACGGCCCGTCAAAGGATGTGGCAAAGATGATTGACGCCGCCAAGACATCACCAGAAGTGGCGAAAACCAACATTGCGAGGGCATGCGGAACGTGTTTGCTTAGAGCCGCATAAGCTTTACTCGGCTTTTACAGGATAGCAACATATGGCAGCACTACGTGACGAGGTGAAGCTGTTCATCGTCCAAGCGCTGGCATGTTTCGATACGCCAACACAGGTGGCGAAAGCAGTAAAAGAGGAATTCGGGCTCGATGTGATGCGCCAGCAGGTGGCTGCGTATGACCCAAATTGCTTTGTAGGAAGGCGTTTAAGCCAAAAGTGGCGAACGGTTTTCGAGGATACACGCAAAAAGTTTCGTGAAGAGGTCGCAGAGATCCCAATTGCGAGCCGAGCCTTTCGTTTGCGTGCATTGGCGCGAATGGCACAGCAGGCAGAAGGCATGCGCAACATTGCCCTTGCTGTCCAGGTAATTGAGCAAGCTGCAAAGGAAGTCGGAGACGTGTACGTGAACCGACGCCTCGATACGAACAAAACACCAGGTGCAGACGCTCCCGGCATTCCAGCTGCACCGGAATATGTCCTGAAACCTGACGAAGATGTCCCAGACAATCCCATACTCTGATCCACCTATTGAGCTGACGCCAAAGCAGGCGAACATTTATGTCTGGGGTTGGCAGAAAAAGGCGCGATTTCGCGATGCTGTATGCGGTCGACGCTTCGGCAAGACATTTCTGGGCAAAGCCGAGATACGGCGAGCGGTGCGGTATGCAGCGCAGTGGAATGTCAGTGTTGAAGACGAAATATGGTACTGCGCGCCGACGTTCAAGCAGGCAAAGCGTGTTTTCTGGCGACGCCTGAAGCAGGCTATACCTGTCAGTTGGCGTGCGACAAAGCCGAACGAGACAGAATGCTCAATTACCACCAAGGCTGGGCATGTGGTGCGCATTGTCGGCCTGGATGCTTATGACAATCTGCGTGGCTCAGGTTTGTTTTTCGCCCTAGTGGACGAATGGGCAGATTGTCCGTATGAGGCATGGGAAGAAGTACTGCGTCCCATGCTCTCGACTTGCAAGTTCATTGTCAATGCTGAGCAAAGGGTAGGTGGCCATGCTCTGCGCATTGGAACGCCCAAGGGTTTCAACCATTGCTATGACAGCTACTTAGACGGACAGGGCAAAGAGCCTGACCATAAAAGCTGGCTATACACGTCAGTTGACGGTGGCAATGTCCCGGCGGAAGAGATAGAAGCAGCGCGGCGGAAGATGGACCCGCGCACGTTCCGGCAGGAATACCTGGCCAGTTTCGAGAACTACCAAGGGGTAATTTACTAC